GTCGGCCGCGCGGGCGGGCTTGTCTCGCGGACAGAGGACGCCGTGATCTCGGCGACGGGCCGAGCCGGGCCCACCCGCACAACCGGCTGGCGGGCGACGTGCGAATGCGGCGGGGAGAGTTTGCGAAACCGCAAGCGGATACCTGCGATCGTCTTGGATCCGTTCGCGGGGAGCGGAACCGTCGGTGCCGTGGCGACGCGCCTGGGCCGGCGATCCGTCCTGATCGAGCTCAATCCCGAGTACGTGCCCCTGATCGAGCGGCGGATCGCCAAGGTGTCGATGCGGAAGCTCGACGCGCCAGCGGACAAAACGCCGCTCTTCGCGGCAGGGATTGCGAAACCGCAAGCGGAACATATATAAGAGAATCTTATGAAAAAGGCGCGTGCTATTGAGTTTGCTTGTGGTATGATGCTGATGGCCGTCGGGGCCTCGTGGGCCTGGCCGCCCGCCGGGCTGATCGTCCTCGGCCTGCTGATAGTCACCGACGCGCTGCTGGGCGAGCGATGATAGAGGAGCTCAAGGATGAGCTTACTCGCGGGACTGTTCTCGCGGCCGGAGCATCGCAGCACATACGCCAACCCGGCGCAGTGGTTCATCGACTGGGCGACGGGCGGCGGACCCACCGCATCGGGGATCAGCGTCAACGAGGACTCGGCGCTCAAGCTCTCCACCGTCTACGCCTGCACCTACGCCATCGCATCCGACGTCGCCAAGCTGCCGCTGCTCGTCTACCGCCGCCTGGCCACCGGCGGCAAGGAGCGGGCCGAGAGCCACCCCGCCTACTGGCGGCTGCACGTCCAGCCCAACCCGCAGATGACGGCGATCTCCATGCGGTCGGCGATGACGGCGCACATGCTCAACTGGGGCAACGCCTACGCCTGGATCGAGTGGTCGGGATCGGGAAACCTGCTGTACCTCTGGCCGCTCCGCCCCGACCGCGTCAAGCCCTTCAGACGCGAAGGGCGGATATGGTACGAGGTGAAGTACTTTGACGACGTCGAGCACACGCTGGTCTCCACGATCCACGACGCCGAGGACATACTCCACGTCCCCGGCCTCGGCTTCGACGGGCTGACCGGCTACAGCGTCATCCAGTACGCCAAGGAGTCCATCGGCACCGCCAAGGCGGCCGAGCGGTTCGGGGCCCGCTTCTTCGGCAACGGCGCCCGGCCCGGCGGCGTCCTCGAACACCCCGGCGCCCTGAGCGACCAGGCCAGGGCCAACCTGCGGATCTCATGGGACAGGCTCCACCAGGGGCCCGACAACGCGCAGCGGATGGCGATACTCGAGGAGGGGATGAAGTACAACCCGATCAGCGTCAACCCCGACGATGCCCAGTTCATCGAGACCCGCCAGTTCTCCGTCTCCGAGGTCTGCCGCTGGTACAGGATGCCGCCCCGCAAGGTCGGCGACACGACGCGGGCTCAAGGGTGGAGCACGCTCGAGGCCTCGAACACCGAGTACGTCCAGGACACGCTGCTGCCCTGGCTGATCCGGTGGGAGCAGGCGATCAACGTCAGGATCTTCGGCGAGCGGGCACAGGGCCGGATCTTCGCGGAGCACCTCGTCGAGGGACTTCTCCGGGGCGACACGACCAGCCGGGCGAGCTTCTACGCCTCGGGCATAACCAACGGCTGGCTCACCCGAAACGAGGTCCGCGAGCTCGAGAACCGTAACCCGCTTCCCGGACTGGATGAGCCGCTCACGCCCGTCGCCGCCGCGAAGAAGGACGAGGACAAGCCGCCCGACGATGACAAGCCCAAGCCCGGCGACAAACCCTTCCCGCCCGATGATGAGGACGAGGACGACAGGGGCGCCCCGCACGCGCCCGCCGATATGCGGACGGTCGCGGCGGCCTGGCGGCCGGTGTGGGAGGACACGGCGCGGCGGATGATCCGCAAGGAGTGCAACGCGATCAGCCGGGCCTTCAACCGCAACCCGCAGCCGTCGGCCTTCATGGACTGGGCACGCAAGTGGTACGCCGACCACGAGCCGGCCTTCCGCGTGGCCTTCGCCCCGGCGGTCGACGGACTGGGCGAGGCCGTCATGGCGGCCGCCGGCCGCGGCACCGACAGCGTGGAGCTCGCCGAGAGGATGGGCACGTTCACGGCGGACCTCGCCGCCCGTCACTGCGCGTCGGCCGTCCGTGAGATCGCGGGCGAGACGGCGGCGAACATCGCACTCCTGATGGACAACTGGCGAGATGAGGGGCCGCTATACCTTGCGAGCGTCGAGCTCGACGCCGAGCTGGACCTGCTCGGCGAACTGCTGGAGACCGGACACGCCTACGCCAAAGCAGGATGAGACGGACAAATGAGTCACGCTGAGAAATGTCCCGTCTGCGGTGGTAGTGGTCGAGTGCCAATCAGTGAAGCCTATGGCGGCAATACGACTATCCCCCTCACTGATTACTGCCACGGCTGCGACGGCAAGGGTTGGGTGGCGGTAGAGGATCCGGTGAGGCTCGTCCCGGTCTGGCCAGAACCTGAAGGGAAGGACAACCATGCCCACGCCAAAGCAGGATGAGAGCGAGGCCGACTTCGTCGATCGCTGCGTGCCGATCGTCCTGGACGACGGGACCGCCGACGATGAGACGCAGGCCGTCGCCATCTGTCACAGCCTCTGGAAGGACGCCCAGGGCAACGCCGCCGACGCGGCGCCCGAGCGGCGTGTGATGAAGATCACCGAGCTCCGCGTCGCCCGCGGGGCCGACCACCGGCCCCGTATCATCGGCTACGCCGCCCGCTTCAACCGGCCGAGCTGCGACCTAGGCGGCTTCGTCGAGCGGATCGAGTCGGGCGCCTTCGCCAGGACGCTCGCCGACGGCGACGACGTCCGGGCCCTGATCGACCACAACCCGACGCTGGTCCTGGGCCGCACCAAGGCTGGCACCCTCCGCCTCCGCGAGGACGACAACGGACTGATGGCCGAGATCGACCCGCCGGACACGACCGCCGCGCAGGACGTCATGGAGTCCATCCGCCGCCGCGACGTCGACGGCATGTCGTTCGGATTCATGACCCGCCAGGAGTCATGGGACTGCGACGCCGACCCCTGGCAGAGGACGCTCCAGGACGTGCAGCTCTTCGACGTGTCCGTCGTGACCTACCCGGCCTACCCGGATACCTCCGTCGCCGTCCGCAGCCTGAAGGCCGCGCGCGAGGCACTGGCCGGCCGTAAGGCCACAGAGGCCATCAAGCGGCGACTGGCCGGGCAGAGGCGGGCACTCAGAATCTGACTCCATGGTGGCCTCTTCCGAACGTGGTTGGACGATCGTGTTTCTCAAAGGCCAATGGCGTTATGCCGATAATGGAGAGTCTATAAACGGCCGGCGGCGTTGTCGCTTATGTGGCAAGCGGCCTTTGTCGGGCGGCGAAGACGCATGTATGGGAGTTCTACCCGGGGTGAGGAGCGCCTGTTGTGGGCATGGCGTAGAGAGATCGTTTAAAATCTAATGGATTTCCCCTTGACATTAGCTCCGCTTATGGGAGACTGACGGCTTGACAGCACAATAGATCCGGGTATCCGCTTGCCGCCGGGGCCGACGCCGCGGCGGGGCGGCGAGACCCGGGCGATGATCGCCGTTCGAGCCTATGCCGGACGCGGCTCATCCAGACGTGCAGAGTGATCCGCACTAACCACTTTGCGCGGCACGGGTGAACCGCGTCCGTCTTCATGCGCGCTCGGAGCACTCCGGCCGCGCGTGGAGATGACCATGGATCGAACCAAGATCAACGAGCTGCGCAAGGAGGCCGCCGAGAAGCACACCGCGGCACAGGCCCTCGTCGACGCGGCCGAGAAAGCCAAACGCTCACTCACGCCTGAAGAGCAGAGCCAGGTCGACGATCTGGCCGACGCGATCGACGGGCTGATGGGCAAGATCGAGGAGGGCGAGCAGGCCCTCCGCACCCAGCGCCTCAAGGTCCAGGCGGCCGTCCTGGAAAACCGCACCGCCCCCGGGCCCATCGACCACGCCGCCCGGCCGGCCGAGCAGCGGGTAGAGGTAGTCCGCCGCGGCGGACGGTTGCGGGCGTTCAAGGGGCCTAACGCCCACGAGGACGCCTACCGCGCCGGCCGCTGGCTGATGGGGCTGCTCAACCCGGCCGACACGCGATCGCGGCAGTGGGCCGAGGAGCACGGGATGGAGTACCGCGTCGCCGTCGAGGGCGTCAACACGCTCGGCGGCGTCCTGGTCCCGACCGTCCTGGAGAACGTCATCATCGACCTTCGGGAGAGCTACGGCACCGCCCGCCAGTTCTGCCAGGTCGTCCCGATGTCGTCCGACCACTCCGTGATCCCCGTCCGATCAACGGGCCTCACGGCCTACTTCGTCTCCGAGACGGACGCCGCCACGGCCACCAGCAAGGGCTGGACGAACATCAACCTCGTGGCCAAGGAGGTCGCCGTCGAAACCCGCTACTCGGCGTCACTGGCCGAGGACGCGGTGATCTCCATCGCCGACGACCTGGCCCGCGAGGCCGCCTACTGCCTGGCCGCCAAGGAGGACGCCTGCCTCTGGAACGGCGACGGCACCAGCACCTACGGCGGGATGTACGGCGTGGCGACGAAGATCGTCTCCGGCTCGCTGGCCACCTACGCCGGCTCGCTGGCCATCGTCAAGACGGCCACGCACAACCTCTTCAGCGAGATCGACCTCACCGATCTCAACTATATGCTCTCCAAGCTGCCCGCCTATGCCGACGCCACGGCCCGCATTTACTGCTCCCGTGCCTTCTACCACGGCGTGATGACGCGCCTGGCCATGGCCGCCGCGGGGAACACGACCCAAGCCCTCATGGGCAACCTGGAGAAGAACTTCGGCGGCTACTCGGTCGTCCTCGACCAGACGCTCCCGGCCGGGCTGGCCACCGACTACAACGACCTGGCGATGGCCTTCTTCGGCGACCTGTCCAAGGCCGTCGTCCTCGGCGACCGCCGCGGCATCACCATGATGGCCGACCCCTATAGCCTGAGTTCGTACCGCCAGGTGAAGCTCGTCTTCACCGAGCGGTTCGACATCGTCGCCCACAGCCTGGGCACCGCCACCGCGGCCGGCCCGATCATCGCACTGGTCGGCAGCTCGTCCTGATGACCTGAAACCACGGAATAAGGATCAAGAGATGAACCCGAGCATGAAACAGGTGGTGCAGGTCCTCCGCACGGCCCTCACCGCCGCGGGCACGGAGCTCGGCTCCGGCGTCACCAACTACATCGACACGCTGGGCTACGACTTCATGTCACTGGACTGCATTTGCCAGACGTACAGCGGCACGATGAGCACGTTCCAGATCATGGAGGCCGACGTCACGACCTCGGCGACGTTCGCGGCGATCGTGGCCCTCACCGGCGGGACCGCCACCTCGACGAGCGCGGGTTTCGTGATCGCCTCCTCGCCGACCGCCGGCCAGTACCTCAGCAAGTTCAATGTCGATCTGCGGGGCCGCAAGCGATACGTGAAGCTGGCCCTGATCCCCGACGTCGCCGTCACCGCGACCGTCGTGGCCAACCTCTTCAAGGGCGAGGACGCCCCGATCACCACCACGCAGGTCGGCGTGACCAACTTCGTCGCGGCCTGAGACTGATCTCCCTTCGCCCCCCGCCGCCCGTATGGGGCGGGGGGTGAAGGATAGACGGGCGAAAGGAGAGAGCGTGGCCGTGCGCCTGGACATCGGCGCGGGCAAGGCCCGCGTCGTGGGATGGATCGCCTGGGATATGCAGGACGGCCACCGGGCCGAGGACCTGAGCGACTGGCCCGACGGCTCGGTGGATGAGATACGTGCCTCGCACGTCCTGGAACACATCCCCCACGTCCAGACCGCGGCCGTGCTGGCCGAGTGGTTCCGGGCGATGAGGCCCGGGGGCACGGTGAAGATCGCCGTGCCGGACCTGGATTATTTGACAAGTCAATACGACGGCGAGATCACGCCGCTGTGGGAGGGCTGGCTGCTCGGTATGAAACCCGAGAGCTTCGATGCCCACCGGGCGGTCTTCAACGACTCCAAGCTGGGGCAGCTCCTCGAGGCGGCCGGCTTCGAGGACGTCCGGGCCTGGCGGTCGGACCGCAACGACTGCACGATCCTGCCCTGCTCCCTCAATATACAGTGCAGTAAGCCGACCGGCGAGCCCCGCGTCGAC